CCTCTAAGTTATTGATATTCCTACCAAAAAAACTTTTCAGAAAAGTATGTACATTCCCTCCCTATATAGTATAATGGTACCATAAATTGAATTGAGGAGAGAATTATGAAAAACTATGTAACTGGAAAAGAGTATTCTGGTGTCAATGCAACCACGCTTGCGATGGCTGGTGTTGACTCTGTTGTAACTTTCAAGCAGGCTGTTAAGTCACTCGGTATCCCTGGTTCTAAGCTAAAAGGTTTGAAGGCTTGTGCTAAGCTTGTCATGTTTAAAGAAGACGAAGAGACTGGTGAGAAAAAGCCACGCTTCTTCTCGGTCTTCGATGCGTCTGAAGTTTTAGCGAGGGCTTAAAGTGAATTTTATTATTGGATTTGTTGTCGGAGTTCTTGTCACAGCTTTTGTGCCAGAGCTCGGATCAACTGCAATTGATTATGTCGACGCGTTCGTATTATTTTTAAAGGAGAATGTATGATGAAGTATTGTGATGGCATAGCAGCAATATGCCGTAGTGCAATCCGTCAGTGGATAGAAGGTGACTTTAAGAATGCGATCAAATCTGTAGGTCCTGTTAAGTATGACCTCCATGAGGATGGTTATCTTTTATCAACGACCAAAACTATCTCAGTCGAGGATATCTATGGCCAGAGGTATAAAATTACCATTGAAGAAGATTGAAATTAATTGAAAAAAAGTGTGTACTTTACTCTCAAAACAGAGTATAATACTTATCTAGATTGAAAAATTAAAGGAATTATATTATGGCACATCAAGTTGAAACAATGGCCTACGCTGGTGAAGTTCCATGGCATGGGCTTGGCGTTTCGGTTTCCAATGATCTGACTCCAGTTCAGATGATGGAAAAGGCTGGTGTTGATTGGACAGTTCAGGAATGTGAGTCTTTCGTCGATTTCAACGGCGAACGCATTCCTACTGGCCAGAAGGCACTTGTTCGTTCTACTGACGGTCGCGTATTGACCAACGTCGGTAAAGATTGGAATCCTGTTCAGAACGAGCAGGCATTCGAGTTCTTCGGTGAGTACGTTCTCGCTGGTAACATGGAGATGCACACTGCTGGATCTCTTCGTGACGGTCAGATGGTTTGGGCCTTAGCAAAGGTCAAAGAATCTTTTGATCTCTTTGGAGGAGATGAGGTCGAATCTTATCTTCTATTCTCTAACCCCCATCAATACGGTAAGTCAATTGACGTACGCTTCACACCAATTCGTGTTGTATGCAACAATACTTTGTCGTTGTCTCTCGGAATGGAATCTGAGCGTTCGATCAAAGTCGGTCACCGTGTTGAGTTCAATCCTGGTGAAGTCAAGCAAGCTCTTGGAATTGCTTCTGAGAAACTCAAGACCTATCGTGAGATGGCAGAGTATCTTGGCGGTAAGCGCTTCTCGATGGATTCACTCATTGAGTACTACAACACCGTATTCCCACGGACTTCTGATAAGCGTGTACAAGACAAGAAACTGTCTGCTGAGACGTTGTCACGGAATGCGCAAGCATGCCTTGAGGTTCTCGAAACTCAGCCTGGTGCAGAGTTCGCAGAAGGATCTTGGTGGCAGGCATATAACTCAGTGACTTTTATCACTGATCATGTCCAAGGTCGTAACGCAGACAATCGTCTGTATTCATCTTGGTTTGGCACTAATCAAACTCGTAAGCGCAATGCTCTCGAGACTGCTGTTGAATTTGCGGAGGCAGCATGAATAATTTAAAGTTAGCGGGGCTGGTTGCCAGCCTCGCCGTTTTAGGCGGTTGTCAATTGACACAAGAGGTTGCGCAAGACGATCCAGGTATCATGGTTATTCCTGATGCAGTCGAGGTCGTTGATACACCACCTACACCTGAGGTAAAAAGTAATTTGCCTGACAATATTCCAGATTGGTATATCAATCTTCCACGTGATACAGAGGAAAAGATCTACGGATCAGGCGCTGGCCTTTCTTCAGATCTTCAGTTCTCGATGGACAAAGCAATGCATCAAGCTAAGATTGTCTTAGGTGACAAGATCAGCACAAAGGTGTCTGCTGAGATCAAAACATATATGGCTGACAACTCGTCTGTCGGCAATGGTATCACCGTAGAAGAAACTCAGCGTGTATCAAAGTCTGGTTTCAAAGACATTGATGTCTCAGCATATGAGATTATCAATAAAACCGTGTATCAAGAGCGTAATAAGTTCCGCTCCTTCATTCTTCTGAGTTTAGATATTCTCAATAAAGAAGAGCGTAAGGCTGCAAATCATGTTACAAAGCCTGTTGATGTAACTGTAATTCAAAAGGCTCAAGACGAAGCTCGCGAGTCAATGAATAGTCTATGAAGTGGTTATTTGAAGTACTTGTCATTGGTGGCGTCATGTGGTTTGTATTCAGTCCGTCTGAGTGCAACTGCTCGCTACCTGATGATTACTTCATAATCGAGACAAAGGAAACAGAAATGTGTGCCGATGAGAATCGTGAAACCTTTGTTACAAAGATTGTGAAACATGGGAGACATGAGTTATACTAAAGTATAATGTACAAATCTCTCTAATATAGTATAATGGACTTACAAATTGAGGAGAATATATTATGAAAAATCGCATGTCAGAAAGCTTCGTTGGAACCTTCAAGACTCTTGACAAAAACTTCGATGGTGACATTCTGTCACTTCGCCTTCGAGTAAAAGGTATGAATGCTGATGAAAAAGAAGCCGGTTCAGACCTTCGCTATCGTCTCGTCCTTCGTGGACGGCGTCCATTCAAAAAAATGATTAAGACTCATCCGCATTACGAGTGGATGAATAGTCCTAATCCTGTCTCCTACGACTACTTCGGCAACATCGTCGGTGGTCTCGAGAATGCTTCTGAGGTTGACGCTTACATTTACGAGCGTTAATAAACGTATAAATAGTACCATAATACACTTATTGTGGTACTATTTTTATGCTCAGATTTAAAGCATTCTTACTGGAGAAGACCGTGTTCAAGCCAATGTCTCGAGCCGAGTGGTTCAAGTACGGAGACAAGCGTCTCAATATTCTTATTGACGTGATTCAAAGTCCTACAAATCCTGTAACCGACACTATGGGTAAAGACTTAAAAATAAAGAATATTGCTCAAAACATAAATTCAGTAAAAGCCTTTATTAAAAGCGATGATGCCACAAAATCATTTCCACTAGAATTGGAAGATGGGACTATTATCCAGTCTAATCAGGTTGGTAAATCACCGGTCTTTGGTGGTAAAGGTGCAGGTGCGGGAGCAACTGGTAACACAGCAGATGGTGAGTCTCTACAATGTTTATATCTACAAGCAATGCTTGCCGAGGGAAAGAATAAAGAGTTTCCGCATTTTACACCAGCGCTTCTAAAAGGATACGCTAGCAATATCGAAACAGATGTTTCGTACGAGAAAATGATGAAGGCTGCAGCTGAATGGCACTACTCGGCCTATGTAACTGCAAAGCATCTCATTGAAGAAGGATTCGTAACAAAGCAGCACAAGTTTCATCGCGGATCATCTACTATGAAAGCGATCTATGCTATGAAGAAAACAGCATTTAAGAATTCAGGTAAGCCTGTGCTCACCGATGACAAATGGAATCCGGGTGATATCTGGGCTATCAGGACTGGGGTTAACGTAAGAACAGCTTTAGATCAAACTTCAATTGAAATGTTAAATGCTTCGCTTGCAAAGAATTTTGTATCAAGAGATATTGTAGGTATTTCTCTTAAACAAATTAATAGACTTGAGGCTAAGGCTAAGCATGAAGTTCTAAATATGGAAGAGAAAGAACTTGATCGCCATGTCTTTACTCGAGTTCGCGTAAAAGCCGAACAGGCAAAATCTACATATTGGTCAGGTAAGGGCGGAGATGTATTCTTTGACAAAACAAAAAAGGCTGATATCAGAGCACCAAGTTCTATGGGTGCGCTGAATATGGAGATTATCTTAAAAGGAGCAAGAGGAGGTAGAGCTGGCTATTCACAGCTACTTTACGCTGCAGATACTTTTCTAAAAGTGAAGCTACCAACAAACGCTCAACTTAAATCTGAGGCCAGAACGATTTTACGTACAAAGAAAGCCCCTAAATTATTTTCAATGGCGAACGCGATTGATAAATCAATTACAAAGGAAGAGTTTGAATCAGGATTAGCAACAGCTAGTATTGATCGGATCCATGCTAAGTTAGGTGTAACACATATAGCTCATGCTTTACATACTGCAAATAAAAAACAGCAAGACGATTTCATGTCATACATGGTTAACTATGCAGGATCGAAACTCGATGATTCATCAGTATATGTCAAAGTGAGTGCAGCATAATGAGTTTTAGAGAACATATTACAGAACAGAAGAATACACATATGACTCACATCGAGGACAAGGTTCTATACGGTGGAGTTAAGGGCACACGTGAGGCGATCCTAGCATTGCGATCGCTTCGAGATACATTTGCGGGAGAACACAATGGTAGAGTATCTGTTAAATGGGATGGAGCTCCTGCTATTTTTGCTGGTACCGATCCTCGTGATGGCAAATTTTTTGTAGCGAAGAAAGGGATCTTCAATAAAAACCCAAAGGTATACAAAACTGACGCAGACATTGATGCGGACACAAGTGGAGATTTAAATGCAAAGCTTAAGCAAGCTTTGGCTTATTTGCCGGCTCTTGGCATACGAGGCGTGGTTCAAGGCGATTTTTTATTCTCAAGCAACGATATACAAACTAAGAAAATCAAAGGAAAGTCCTATGTTACTTTCCATCCTAACACGATCATCTATGCGGTACCGGCAGATACGGAAATGGCAAAAGAGATTAAACAAGCCAAGATAGGAGTCGTATGGCATACCTCCTATAGTGGCAAGACATTCGAAACACTCAAAGCATCGTATGGAGTAGATGTCTCGAAATTTAAAACAACAAAAAACGTATGGTCACAAGACGCCATGTTGCGAGACATGACTTCCTATACGATGTCTTCAAAAGACACGGAGGAAGTAAATGGCTATCTTAAACAAGCTGGGGTGCTATTTAACCAAATCGCAGGTTCGACTCTTAGGGAGCTCGAATCGAATCAAAAACTTGCGCAACACATTGAACAATTTAACAACACCTACGTACGATCAGGCACAGTTGTTACTGACACTCGAGCGCACACGAGAAAACTCATTACCTTCATCAAAGGTAAATACCAAAAAGAAATCGATAAGAGAACGACTCCAGCTGGGAAAGCTACTCAGCAGAAGGCGTTAAAAGAAATATTAGATTTCTTTTCAGCCAAGAACCAAGCTTCTTTGCAAAAAATGTTCGATTTGCAAAAAGTTATCATTCTGGCGAAACTAAAACTGATAAATATATTAGACCGTTTTAATAAAATATCAACGTTTCTAAAGACAAAGAACGGTTACAAAACCACAGGATCAGAAGGCTATGTGGCCATAGATCAACTTGGTGGTGATGCGGTTAAGATTGTTGATCGTATGGAATTTTCATACGCCAACTTTAGCCCAGACATTTTGAAAGGTTGGCAAACGCCACGCCGTTCGTAGTATATAGATGGGAAAAACCAGAGGAAGCCATGGCTAAACTACTTAGCTTTAAAGACATGTACACGGTAGAGTATCGTCCAGGCGAGGACGAGCTAGTTAACTATCGTGCCTACCGAAGAAGAAGAGGCGCTTTTGCATGTGAGAACACAGAAGTTGATGAGGCTTTAACTGTTCAGCAACGCATGCAGCGCAAGCGCCAAATGAAAAAACTCAAGTACAAAATTAAGCGAGGCCGTGAGCTCGCAAAGCGCAGGATTGCATCAAAAGAAAAATTAATGAAGAGAACCAGAAAGCAGGTTCGTACATTGCTCATGAAAAGATTTATAAAAGATATTCCAAAAAGCGATTTAAGTTATGCTCGTCGTCAAGAGATAGAAAAGAGATTAGAAAGACCTGCTATCAAGAAAAGAATTGAAATGCTTGTAAGAAAGACTTTCCCGAAAGTTCGTCGGGCCGAGCTAGCAAGAAAACGAGGAAGAAAGTAAGTGATTAATTCGTTTAAGAGCTTTCTTGTTGAAGAGGAAAAGTCAGTCTACTTTACATTTGGTAGAATGAATCCTCCTACTACAGGTCATGAAAAACTCTTTAATGCTTTGGCTGCGAAGGCAGGTAGAAACCCGTATAGAATTTTTGTATCACAATCACAGGACGCAAAGAAGAATCCTCTTGCATATAAGGATAAAGTCAAAGCTATCCGCAAGATGTTTCCAAAGCATGCGAGATCCGTGATGGTGAATAACAACGTAAAGAATGCAATGAATGCAGCATCTGAGTTATATAAAGAAGGCTATAAGACTCTTGTTATGGTCGTCGGATCAGATCGAGTCAGAGAGTTTAGCACACTCCTCGAGAAGTACAACGGTCAGAAAGGTCGTCACGGATTTTACAACTTTAATAAAATCAATGTCGTGTCTGCTGGAGACCGAGATCCAGATGCCGAAGGTGTAGAAGGCATGTCAGCATCTAAGATGAGAGGGGCTGCCGCATCAGGTGACTTCACAAAATTTAGTCAAGGTGTTCCACGGAATGTGTCGAACTCAGAAACGAAAGCCATTTACAATATGGTTCGTAAAGGCATGGGGCTCAAAGAGACAAATGAATATACAAAACATATTCAACTCAAGTCTGTGTCTGATGTTAGGGAATCATATGTAAGCGGTGAGTTATTTGAGGAAGGCGATCAGGTCGTAATAAAGGATACAGGTGAGTTGGCTAAGATTAAATCACTTGGCTCTAATTATGTCATTGTTGAAGGATCTGGTAATACTTATCGTAAGTGGCTTGATGCGATTGAGCCAGTTGAAGTTGAAAGTCAAGTTGCAGAACAAGATAAGTCTAGACAAGATCCAGACATTAAGGATCGCAAGGGTTCGCAACCAGCAGCCTATCATAAAGGTTTGTCGAAGTCGACTAAGGCTAAAAGAGACGCACAGTTTAAAAAACAAAGTAAGATGGCCGATGATAATCCTGCAGCATATAAGCCAGCACCAGGTGATGCAACCGGAAAAACAAAACCATCAAAACATACTAAGAAATTTAAAGATATGTACGGCGAACAAACAGTTGCCCAGGCACGTGCTAGAATATCGCGTGAA